GGGGCGATTAGCAAGTCCTCCCATCGGGATCGGGTTTATTGTTACATAACTTTTTAAGTTACGCAACGACCTAGCCGATTGTTGTAAGACCTGTTTGTGTACCTTGTTGCCCTGCAAACGATCCGCCTGCTTCAAACTCTGCTTGACGGCGACGGCGACGTTCGGTGATTGCTCGACGTGCTTCAGCGTTTGTTCCGAATGTTGCACCGATTGCTTGTTCTTGGGTGATGGCTTGTTCACCTGTCATGCCTGCTTGGAACAATCCTTGTTGGTCGCCTAATGCTTGGAATCCTTGTTGTGCTTGTTCACTGGATACACCTGCACGGGCAAGCTGTTCAGCCTGTTGAACACTGACTGTCATGCCTGCCTGCTGTGTGCCTGCTGCAGCGATCTGGGCGGCACGTGCTTGGCGTTCTGCTTCGTAACGGTCAAAGGTGGGGCGCATCCGTTCAGGGTCAATGAAGTAGGCGGCTAGTTCACCTTCGGATACTCCGTACAGGCGTTTGAATTCTTGAACTACTTGTGGGTCGGCTTGGCGTACAGCTTGGTATCCCAACTGTGCCCGTGCGGATACTTCTTCTACTGAGACATCGTTGGTGATGAACCCTTGAAAGTCTTGTGGTTGGTCGTAGAACCCTGGTGGCATACCGGCAGATTGGAGTGCTTGCTTGTAGTCGGACTCTAAACGCAGGTATTGGCTAACGCTGTACTGTGGCTTCCCTTGGGCTTTGAGTGCGTCGTTGGCGGGGAATCGTTTTTTGAACGCTTCGCTGTCACGCAACTGGATACCGATGTCGTCAATAGTGGAGTTCGGCCCGATGACTTTGCCTGTCCACGCAGTCTTAATATCGTTAAGCAACTGAGTGTCAGAGTCGGTCACTAAACCGTAATACTTCAACGTGTTTAGAAGAATGTCGAAAGCTGACTGGTCTTCCATTAGATAACCTTTCCAAACGCCTGAGCAATACTAGATGCAAGTTGACGAGCCTCAGCCTTAGCGTTGTTGGTCTTGTCCCAACCGTACTTAGCGTCGCTACGAAGCATGATCTCCCACTCGCCTGAAGTCATCATCCGCTTCTGACCTGTGTCACCGTAGTTGTAGGCGGCTTCAAACATCGCTTCACCCATGTTGATGTCGTCAGCAGAACGTTCCAGCAACTGTGCAGCCTGCTGACGGAACGGGTCAGATAACTCTTGTAAAGTTAAACCTTGGTCAATCAGGTTCCCCAAATGGGCATATTTGGTTTTTGCTAGTTCACGCTGTTGACGCTGAACATCCTCGCCAGTGATGACACCGGTCAAAGCGTTCTCAACGGTAGTGTCGGCTACCTGGCTGAAATACGCTTTGCCGATGTTGGCGATCTGTAAATAATTGTTGGATGCTTTGGCACGGGTAACAGCAGTCGGGTTGACATACTGGCCTGCGTCGTTCTTTTTGAACGCTTCCTTGTACACCTCTTGCTGGAGGGTTTCGCCTTCCCACCCAAGGTTGGATGCTGTAGCAAGAAACTTGTTAAACGGTACGGTGTCGAATCCAAGGTCACCCACAAGCGATTTGATTTGACGAACCTTATCCGTGTCACGAAGCTCGACATAGAAATCTGTGTTACGAAGTTCGGCATCAAAACGTTGCAAACCCTCAGGGGTTTCATACATACGGTCTGCGATACCACGCTGAATCAGTTTGAACAGTTTCGGATACTTGGTTTTATCAAGATCTAGCAACCACGCTTGGTTGGGGAACATACGGCGGAACTGTGCTTCCCAATTCTTCGGTACAACAGTTCTGCCGGTACGACCAGTGCCACCACCGACTCCAGTGCCACCGGTACCTCCACCAGGTGCGCCTTCATCAGTTTTTTGATCCTTCTTCTTTTCTTCCTCAGTACGAGTATCAGTACGACCAAAGCCACCACCAACACCGACACGGCCTGCAGCCAACCCCATAGATTCTTCACGTGTTAAAGCACGACCAGAAGTAGAAACAGAAGTTTTCAGGTTAACAGCAACATCTTTCTTACCCTGAGCGTCAAACTTTGATTTAGCAGCAGTAACTTTCTTCTGCGCTTTAGCCACCGCAGCATTGGCTTCCAGTTGAGACAAACCACCAGGCGATTCCTTCGCAGGGTTAGCAGCAATTTCCTGCGCCCGTTTTAACTCAGCAGAAGCATTGTCATATTCGGTTTTAGCAGAAAGATACGGGGCAACAGCTTTCTGTAGCGGGGTAATCAACTGCCGAAGTTGACGGACACGGGAATCTAGTTGGGCCTTCGTCAAAGTCTGAGAACCAATAATGAAAGTATTTTGACCTGACGGTTGAGCAGAGTTAAGAGAATCAATCTCGTTCTGTAGTTCTTCAATACGGTCAATGACCTGTTGATTACTAGCCATTAGCCAAGCTCCTTGATTGCAGAGTCAATAACGTTAGTCAACCGTAAGGCACCCATAGCCGCAGCCTCATCAGGAGCCGCAGCCTCAACTGCTTCTGTGGCGGCAGTCTGAACCGATGGCGCAGCAGCCCCGCCCATAGCGTCAGAAATTTCTGCACGGGTGTATGACTTCACGAACTTTTCGACCTCAGCATCCGATAAGCGACGCCCAAGGATTTGACCGGACACTTGACGGAACACGGCTTGAAGATCTTGTTTTGGTGTGGTGCGGATTCGTGCGCCACCACCTGCGCCACCGCCACCTAATTCGGATGCCATCATGGTCACAGCAACATCAAGTGTTACACCCTTGGCGTTGGCGTATAGCATCGCTTCACGCATCGCAGAGAAGTCAGCACTGTTGAAACCAGATCGTGACGGCTTAGAGTTGCCGTAAGCCCCAACTGAGTAGAGCAGGTTTTGGAAAGAACGGCGTTCCGCTAACTGCATTTTGGCTAACTCAGAATACGCCTCATCTTCGGTGTACTGCCCACGGGAAAGAATCCCTTGGCTATTGACAAGGTTTTGTCCGATATAAACAAATTCGTTGCCACCAGTTGTTGACGGCAAAACATCCTTTTGGTTGACTTGACCAAGGGTTTGGGACACACCTTTGACACGGCGTTTCGGTAACTGCACATCAGGAAGTAGCGAATATCCACCTGTACCTACCGAACCTAACGGTGGCAAAGTAGACAAATCAATTTGCTGTTCTTCTTCTGGATTTGTATTGTCTTGGCTCATTCTTCAACCTCTGTTGATAACAGTCTCTCATACAAACGTGCAAACTCAGGGGTGTCCTCTTTCAGTGCTTTACCGACACCGGCAAGCCAGTCACGAAGCGGGCCTGCAGCAACCGCAGTCGAGAAACCGCCAGGTGCGCCACCTGCCTGAACATACCGTTGAACAGCCGCTTCACGTGCCTGCAAATACTGACGGGTCGCATCGGCCACATCGTTACCTGCAAGACGATCATCTTGTACAAGTCGGGTCAACTGTTCAAGTTTCTTCGGGAACTCACCAGGGTTGAACTCCGCCACCACAGGAAAACCAGGATATTCCTTGTTCAGTTTTTCACGCCACTGACGAAGCCAACGCTTCTGTTCGGCTGTTGGTCGTGGAGGCAGTTTGTCACGCAACGCACGGTACTGTGCCGATGCTGCACGATACTGAGCCAACTCAACAATCTCACGATCCGACAAGCGACGGCGACGACCTTTGGCTACCTGTCGTGACCACACTTCAAACGAGAAATCGTCTCCACCTGGAGCCATGAAACCAGCAACATCAGGGTATTGGTTGATAAGTCCTTTACCTTCTCCTCGTTCCCAATCACCGAAATCGTCGGTGGCTTCCAAACCGCCAGCAACTGATTCGGTTTTGTTAGAGATATACAGCAGGGCATCGTTGCCGTAGATACGCAGGAACTCAGACACGGCGGTGTCGTAGTTGTTTGCCTGTAGTTTTTGGAACTCTTTAACAAGCTGTGTGCCGTAGAAGTCACCGGATATGGTTTCAATTTTGAACTCAGGGGCAGGCGATGTTGGGCCGAAGAACTGACCTAATGCACGAAGCGTAGTCAATGAACGGGCTTTGCCACGGGCATCTGCATACAGTTTTTCTTGTTCGTTCGGATCGGTAAGGTCGTACTCACCTGAAGCCGACAATGCCCGAAGCGTTTCGATGTAAGTATTGCCGTACACAGTTTGAAGGTTTTGCGTGTCGCCTTCCCACGCTTGGTTCAAACGTTGAATCCACAACGGGGTAATTGTGAATCCTTCTTTCTTGCCGTATGGCAACAAAAGTTTTGTAATTGAATCCAACGCTGGAGTATCAGGGATAATCTTTGATGCAGCAATTTGAGCCATCGGCCCGATAGATGGAACAACACCCAAGCCGATAGAGATTCGCTTTACAGGTGCCTGCATCGGTGCTTCAAGCCCTGTCACAAGTTTTGTTAACTGACCGGACAATGGGAAGTTAAAGGAGTATTCGCCTGTGGTTGCGTCACGGTAGAAGAACCCTTCACCGTTGTTGTCGGGGTCAAATTTTCTTGCACCATCAAAAATAAGTTGGGCTTTGCGAAGACGGGTTGGGTCTTCAATAACTGATTTCGCATAGGTGCCAAGCACTTCTTTCCATGCTGCACCAAATGGAACCATGATACGCATAACGTCTTCAAGGTTTGAACGTTCTGTAGCGTTATACAACAGTTCTTTTGTTTGGCGCAGTGCAGATGCTTTAGCAAAATCGTCTAACTGATCAACAGTGCCGATTGCCTGTGATGTTGAATTTGCTTGCTGTTCAATTCGGGCAAGAATTTTTTTACCGCCGACATACCGTTCTGGTTTCATGCCAGCAGCAGCAGCGTTTTGTTTTACACGGTCAAGTAGAATTTTTGCTTCTGCTGGATCAAGCAAGTCAGCGTTACGGAATACTTCATCGTAGTAAGACTGACGAAATACCGGTGACTTTTCAAGCAAGCCAGTTGCTTTTCCGTAGAGATTCACAAAGAAAAAGTCAACAACTTTATCTTTTGCTTGCAAGAATTTCTGACCGTTGCTAGAAGCATCTCCTAAACCACGCTGTGCAATCTTCACTTTTTGGGCAAGCTTGCCATCGAGCCCAAGAGTGTCAAGAAGATTGCGAAGGTTTTGTGTTCCTAAACCATCGGCTGTAAAAGCAGGACCTGCAAAAACTGGTTGGACAACGTATTCTGTTTTTGTGACAGGCAAACCAGTGAACGGGTCAATACCGGCAGGAGTGTCAATGCTGCGGATAATCAATCCTTCTTCACCTGTTGACAGACGGATAACAGAACCAACACCACCTGGGCCTTCAAGAATATCGGCAGGGTTAATGTTGTTCGGGTCAACATTGGTTGTGCCAACAGCAGCAACTCGACCATCACCCAAATCGTAGGTCAAAGGCACTTTGTTGTAGCCGGATACAACACTCAGCTCGTTGTTGCCTCGGACAACGCCACCTACTTTGAATTCCGTCAGTCTGTCAACCCAAATATTTACAGCTTGGTCAAGGTCATTAGGGTCAAGTGCGATACGTGAAACTTTTCCTGTAACTGGATCTGTGATTTTTACACCTTCAGCAAAATAGTTACGAAGTTGTCCACGCAGTTCAGACTGCTGTGGATCTGCTAACCAGTCAGTGATTCGTTGTACACGCTCAGGTTGTGTCAAACCTTCAAGGTTTAGTTGGGAAACACGTCGAAGCATTTCGTCATCGTTGATTAATGCAAGGTTGTCAACGTACCCTGTGACGTGTGCTGCTGCATCTGCTCCACGATCTGCGATAGAGAAGTTGCCGTTACGAAGAAGTCTTTGTTCGGCATCAAATGGGTTTTGCAAATGACGATGCTGGTCAAAAGTTAATGCTTGCCAAAACTCATCTTGTTCTTTATTCCAAACACCTACAACACCACCAAAGTCTTCGCCGGTAATGTCGAATTTTCCTTTACGGCGCATTACCCACAAAAAGAAATCGTATGGATGGTTGAACAAACCACGACGGCCCGACATAGCAATACGGGTTTGAGCGTCAATCATGTTACGCATCACATACCCACCAGTTGCTAAAGCAAGCGGTTTCCAAAGTTCATTCTGTACAAATTCTGCGCCAACAGCCCATCCTCTTTGACCGCCAGCAGTGTTACGGGTAAAGAATGGGTTGCCTGCTAACGCACGAACACGGCGAAAATCAGGAAGCACTTCAACATCGTCTGCTAATTCGTTCAATGAACCAGGACCTGAAATAACAAGACGGTCATGTACTGTCACATCAAAATCGTCTAAAGCATTTTGTGGGAGTAACGCACGTAATTGTTGCAAAGCGCCACCATCGTCGGCGTTTCCTAGTTCGTCAACTTGGAAAAGTCTTGCACGGGCTGAACGGGCGGCACCGATAAGGTCACGGACTGCTTGTTTAGCGGCGGGGGATTTAGCCCCGACATGACTGAAAACTGTTTCAAGAACTAAGTCGTATGCTTCTTTGGCAGATGCACGTGCTGTCGCAGGATCGGTGCTGGAATATGCTTCCACCACTTTCTGCATCGCTACTTTAAATTCAGGTGTTTCGTCACCCAAACCTGCGCCACGCATATATCGAGCGTATGATTTGACAGCTTCTGCCTTATCTGCACCGGTGCCGTTGATGACAACAGATCCTTTTGGCATTGTGCCAAGCCATTTGTTGCGGAATGTGCGATATAAACCAACACGTTCTTTGATTCCGTCATCAAGGTTTTTAACCCAATCAGGACCCATAGCCAAGTTGATGTCACGAATATCTGTTGGGAGAAGAACATCAGCAGGGTTTGTGGCTAAACGAGCAGATGCTGTGCCAAGCAAACCATAAACCTTTGCTGTATCGTCAGCTTCAGCAAACGCACGGGCTGTTGCAGGATCTAAACCTGGAATGTTTTCCAACATGAACAAGGTTTTTTCTTCAACGGACTTTGCTGCATCAGAAGAAACTTCAACAATGCGGCGAACAAGACGTTGCGCTCGACGATCAGATGTCACCCACTTACCGAAATCAGATGCTTGGAAAGCGATACCTTCAGCAGAATTCAAACCTGCCTGACCCTTAGCGAGCTTGGCGGCATTTTCAATTTCGTCTAATGTGCCGACACCTGGTAATGCCGCTTTGCCTGCACGAACTGTTTTAGAAATCTTGCCACCAACAATAGTTGGGTCAGCACCAATGTTGACTGCGGCATCAACAAACCCCGACAAAATCCCATATGCTTTTGTTCCTGGTGTAAACGCTAAATCTGCAGCACCACGGCCAACAGTCCAAGCATGGCCGTTGATTTCACCACGGAAACGCCTCGCCCGCTCACCCTGTTTTTCCATCGCTACTTCGCCAAGGAAGAAACCTTCACCGGCTTCTTGGGTGTTAGACATCAATGTGCCTAACTGTGTTGATTTGAACCAGCCGTCAATGTTGCCTGGGTTTGTGTCGTTAAAAACCTGTGAAGCGGTGTTTTGAACAATGTCAGGCAAGAACGACAAACCAGCGAAAGTCCATCGAGAAGCAGCCTTTACATTGTCATAAATGATTTCCTGAAACCAACCCTTTTTCTTTGGCTTGTTCGGGTCAAGATCTTTGGCGGTTTGCATCGCTGCAGTTTTCTTGATTGCCTGCACAGTTTCTGGACTCGTTCCAGATTTTGCCATACTCAAAATAACCGAAGCAGGGATATACGGTGCATCCTTATAAATCTGACTTACACGGGAAGCAACATCAGGGGACAGCGTTTCCTTAGCCGTCTTTTCCTGCTGTTGCATCCGATACAACGCATCAAGACGTTGATCTTGCGTGACTGGATCGCCTTCAGTAAAGGGCATTAGTAGCCCTCACGCACATAAGAATCCAACATATCTGCCAGTTCATCAGACGGGTACGCCTCATACAAAGCACGAAGCTCGATAAGAACATTGTCGTTCGTCATTGGTGCGAACTGTGTACGTGGAGTTGGCCCAGGACCAAACGACGCACCCGCAGTGACAGGTTCATCGGGGCGTTCTGTTGGGCGGTTGAAAGCACCAAGCGAACCAGGTGCGATAACAGGTTTATCTGTCGGGGCTTGCGCCATAGGGACAGCAGACTGTGCTTGCATTTGCTGTGTTGCCTGACCGTATGTTTGACCTGTCACGGTTTGCTTGGCAACTTTACCCCCACGCAAATCTGAACGATTTGGATATTGCTTCGCCATTTACAACATCGCTCCCATTGGTGGGGCAGGCGGAGCCATGCCGCCACCGCCACCACCTAGTTGTGCTAATAAACCTTCAATACCTGAAGGTGCTGGACCCGCCATTGGTTGTTCCATACCGACACCGGCAGGTGACAAACCAGGCATTGTTTCAGGTGCGCCAGTCGGTGCAGGTGTTGCCTGTCGTTCTTGCGCCCGTTTCTGTGCTGCCTGAATTGCTTCAGGTAGCGACATCTTGTTTGAACCAACCATCTCAGCGATAAACGCCAAATCATCAGGTTGGTATGGGCCGTTCGGGTCGGCGGCTTGTGCCTGTACAGACTGCAACAAAGCAGATTCGATGGCTTCTGCCACGATACGGTCACGTTCAAGTTCAGGATCGGCAATCATTGGGTCTGCTTCACGGGCTGATTCTTTAGACATCAAGCCTGTACCTAAGCGTTGTCCAAGACTGATAACAAGATTGTTGATGTCTGCACCTGATGCAGAGTATGAAACATAGTGGAAGTCGGTTTCCCACATCTTGTTCGGGGTGTAATCCTTCATTCCACCGCCTGTGCCTGGAATGTAGAACGACTTGGAGAAGTTACCCCAATAGGCTTTTTCGATTGCGATAGCAATCTTGTCTTCTTCGACCATGGATGAAGCAAAGATTTCTTGGGATTCTTGTACACGGAAATCCACGGTTGCTGACAGGATGGATTCGCCACGGCGACCTGTACGGATGTTTGTTCCGGATTCGCCACCGAACTCGGCAGGAATTGCACCTTCTAGGCGTTCTTGGCGTTCCAAACGGTCTAACGCAACATCGGTTTTGTAGCCAGGGTTCGTTTGCAACTGTGTAATGTCGCCGCCCTTGACAACACCAAGTTGTCCTGTTTTGCCGTCTGCGATTTGGATGATTTCAGCGTTTTCACCTGGGCGTGATACTAGGTATTCGTCAGGGAAAATGCCACGTTCGATAGCGATTTCGGTGAGAGCTTGAAGTCTTGCACGGGTGTAGTACATCCCTAGCAGGCCGTCGAACTGTCCACGGGGTTTGTCAAGCGTGATGCGTTGTGGGACAACAACAAGTGGCATCCCTGTGCGGTTGATGACACGGGACAACTCGACTGCTTGTTGACCTGGGTAGGTTTGCCCTGTGATCGGGTCGAATGATTTTTCTGCCCCCATAACGATGGTGACAATTTCTTCGCCACAGACATATTCAAGAATTGTGAACAGTGTGTCGGGTGATGGGTCTGCAACACGCAAGATACCGTTCAACAATACCCCGTAGTTTTGCATCAGCCAACGATACGGGCGGTGATACGTGAAAATCACGTTATCCGGTACAGGATTATCAATATCAATACGAGGAGCAGCAAACGTATCCAACGGATTACGTAACTGCCACTCAGGAACACGCTTATCAAAGTTCGGCTTCAAATAAACAGGCGAATTGCTGTACGCCAACAGGTGTCTAGCCCGTTGACGCATCTTCATTGACATACGGTTCTGATCCCAAATAGCCAGCATCGCCCGCTTACGGTCACGAGCCAGTTTCATTGAGCGATCCTGTCCCTCACGGAGAGCAGGGAAATACGGTGACGGCATCGTAGAAGCGACACGCATACTCATTTGGTCTAAACCTTGTACCAACAAGTTGGCTACAGAAGATTTCGTGTTGCGATCCAGTTCATTCAACGGGACAATGACATCACCGTTAGCGAGTTGACGTACTTCACGCATCTGACGAAGAATCGGCCCTTGGGACTCAACACGGTCCTTATACAGTTGAACGATTTCTTCGACAGTTTTCATCTAAAACCTTTGGTTGACCAAGACGTTCTAAAGATAACACATTTAACGGTTCAGCAACCATGATGGTCGCCACTGTCGGGGAGGAGCTTTTGCTTGTGTCAAATTTGGCAGGTTCAAAATCGCCATCCACAACGCCATCACAATGTCAGTGCCGTGCTTTTTGTCCCGTGACCACTTCGTTAACTCGTCTTGTGCCGCCAATGTTTTCCAGTTTCCACGCATAGACGGGAAACGAATAGCACCAGACCGCACCACCGGTGGAATCAACGCTTCGACACCTAGTTTTTCGTCAACTTTGTTGCGGCTTGTGGTGTGAGGTATCACGTTGACACGGTTCATGGCTTGCCAGCGTCGCACAAAATCATGTGCCAACAGGAATCGTTGGGCGGCGTTAATCTCGACAACCCAATGGGAGATGGGGTAGCCCATTTCGTAGGATCGTTCCTGCCATTCGTTCATCAAACCTGAATACTCACTGGTTGTGGTGTTGAATCCAAGGACTTCTTCGGCGGATAATTTGACTCGTTCAATGTCGACGACATGATAAATCTGGGTTTCAGGTTGGTAGATGATCCACACAAACGCCCAAAACATTGTCGGTGACGGGTCAACCGCACAAATAGAAATCCACGGATGTGATAACCCTTCAGGGATATAACCAGGTTGGCGTTCGTTATCGACACAGCCAGGGTATTCCACCCCATCCATCCCTTTACCGCCGGTAATCCAAGTACGGTCCACCAGTCTGGCATCAAGGTCAAGGTCTTCCTGCTGGTACACAACTTGGAACACGTCAGGTTTGTTGTAGCGGATAAACGACAGGTCTTTCCACGGCAGACGTTTTGGGTCTAGAAGCGGCCCGTCAGGATACGGCGGGGCTTTGAAAGAACGAGACTCTTTCCCTGTGTCTAGTTCTTCGTAATACGCTTTGTAAATAATGTGACGGTACTTTTTTTGTCGGACAGGTTGCCCTGCTTGAACATCTTCAGGGGTTTCGACATCAGAACCGTCATAGTTGATGTCGTCATCAATGTCGTAAGTTTCCTTAGCGAGACAATGGGCGTACAAATCGCCTGAGCCGAGACGCTGACCTACTACTGCTAGGAGTCCACCTGGGTCGCATCGGGCTTCAGCCACATTGTCCCACCGTTCAAGAAGCTTGTCCCTAGCCACACTTTCACGGGCGTTGTCGGGTGAGGCCACATCGTCAAACAAGCAAAGGTCGGCACGGTGTCCGATGAACTCTGCTTCGATACCGTAGGCACGTACTGTTGGTTCTTTGTTGTCAAGCCCGTTACCGTCAAGTTGTTCAACCACAAATTCTTCGGACCGCCACAATGCACCTTTATCGACAGGTTTGAATCTTCCATAGTCAATCGTTAAACATCCTTCTGCGTTAACTGCTAAACCTTTCGCCACCATCATCGGGTCAGGCTCAATAGGCATCACACGCTCTAACGTTTCACGGATACGGCGGGAATACATCTTCGCCATGTTCTGTGAAACAGACCCGATCATGACACGGATACGCCGGTTACGAACAATCGCCCACACCGCAACATCATGAAACAATGTGGATTTGCCTGCACCTGGCGGAACATTCAACACAACAAATTCTTTTTCTTCCGACTCCAACAGTTTCACCAGTGTGATTGCTGCTTCTACCTGCCACGGTGACGGAACACGGCCAAGATAATGCGTTCTAAAAAAATCAAAATCTTCTAAACCACGTTTAGCGTTGTCACATAACTGGTCGTGCGGGACAGCCGATGGAAGGTCAATGGCATCCATGAAGTTGTTATGTGCAACAGATTGCCTACCGCCAGAACCTGCACCTGAAGAAACCTTATGTGCCGCTTCTTTACGGTTCGCTTCTAACAGTCGAGCCTTCTTCACCCAACGTGAACCCGTGTTGTAATGCACACCAGTTTCAGCACACGCATCTTTAATCGTGCGCCCTGCTGCGACTAACGCAAAAAACTTTG